TTCCCAACTCGCATAAATGTCGGCCAGCTGTTGCTCACATTCGGTAGGTACGTCGCGATTGGCGCTGTGGAAGGGTTGCCTGAGAAGCACACGCCTGTCAATAAGTACATCCGAGATGGCGTCGAACCGGAGGATATGGGTTTTATCCTCAAAGGCGTTAAAAAGCGCCGGCGTGAACTCGGGATGACGCAACTGGATTTGATGGCAAAGGCAAATATATGTGGCGCGACGATCACCAAAGCCGAGGGCGGCGGCCGCGTATCGTACGAAACCGTGGCCCGCATTGCATACGCGCTCGGCGTGACGTTCGACGAGATTGTGAAAGAATTTTATGGAGAAGATGAGGAGGTATGTGATGAATAATCTTTCTTGGAAACAAAAATCGATTATCGATATGATAGATTCGCTTGATAATTGGCGGGAATCACTATCAGGTCGGGATTACAAGGTATCAATGACAACTGATCCTTACTTATCTTTTCTTACGGTAACCCTCTTTGATTTAGACAAAGACGGAAAAGCTTCTTTTGGAGTTGTCGTTCGTAAAACTATGAAAGATTTAGAAAATAACCCTATCACACCGGATGAATTTGATGTCGATGAATACCACAAAATGTTAGATTTATATAACTCATTGAAAACGCGCCTTGGATTTTAACATGGAAACCGCATTGATTGAAACTCCCGATATCCCTAATGCTATTCTCCCCGCGTGGGAACATCAGAAACAAGCTTTCTGGACCGCGTATCAGAAAGATCATTTTGCCCTGTTCATGGACATGGGTACAGGTAAATCGAAAGTGACAATTGATCTTATCAATAATAAGCCATACAAAAATATCCTGATCGTTTGCCCGTTGTCCGTCGTCGGCGTTTGGCCCCGCGAGTTCGAAAAGCACGGCACACGGCCCTATCAGGTCATTCCATTGTACGACGGGTCCGTTGAGAAAAAGGCTGAACGCGCGAAGGTAAGCCTCGAGATCGCGAAAATAAAAAACTCCGCGTTCGTGTGCATTATCAATTACGAGTCGATTTGGCGGCCTAAGTTCAAAGAATTTGCGCTCGATACCGCGTGGGACCTGATCGTGCTTGACGAATCTCACCGTATCAAAGCGCCCGGGGGAATCGCATCACGGTTTTTGGCTTTGCTGGGCAAGAGGTCAAAACATCGGATGTTGCTAACTGGTACCCCTATGCCCGGTAACCCCGGCGACCTTTATGCGCAATATCGTTTTTTGGATCCCTCCGTATTTGGGACATCCTATTTTCGCTACAAAGCTTGGTATTCGACGCCTGTTGATATGTATACCGTCGCGTGGAATAAAAATCAAGATGATCTCTCTCGTAGAATGTATTCGATCGCATATCGGGTAACAAAGGATGTTCTTGATCTCCCCGAAGCGATCCACGAGTCGCGAGAGTGCGAACTGTCACCGGCCGTAATGCGAAAGTACCGTGAGTTGGAAGAGGAATTTTATATTCAGCTTGATAACGGAGAAGTGACTACTAATAACGCATTAACTAAATTGTTACGGTTACAGCAGATTGCGAACGGCTTTGTACGAACTGATGATGAACATATTGTATTTATGGATGATTCAAAAGAGCGGGTTTTGGCAGATTTTATAGAGGATGTCACCACGGCTGAGAAGATTGTTGTGTTCTCAAAGTTCACGCATGACCTCGAGGTAATCAAACGCGTCGCTGAAAATGCAGGGCGCCGATACGGTGAGATATCCGGCGCGCGAAAAGACCTCACGCCTCACGCGACGTTTCCAGACGAGATCGATGTGATGGGCGTGCAGATTCAAGCCGGTGGCGTGGGTATTGATCTGTCAAAAGCGAGATATTGCGTGTATTACTCCGTGGGCTTCAATCTTGGAGACTATGAGCAATCACTGGCTCGTGTCCATCGCCCCGGGCAAACAAAAAATGTTTTTTACTTGCACATCTTGGCTAAAAATACGGTTGACACTCGTATCTATAAGGCGTTAAAGCAAAAGAAGAAGATCGTTGAAGCCATACTTCAAAAGGAGGTCTGACATGAATACTGAGTTGCTGAAGAGTTTTATCGATTTGAACAATCAGAAGAAGGGGTTAAACGAAGAACTGGACCGCGTGAAAACAAATATCGATGAATTGGAGGAAAAAATACTCGAAGAATTCGCTGAAGCTGGAATAAGCAGCATCAAGGCGTTCGGCGCAAACGTGTTTATCGCCCCGCAACTGTTCGTAAGTCCGAAGGATGGTGATCGTCCACGGTTGATCGCCGCGCTGAAAAACACAGGGCTTAATGAGTTTGTGCAAGAGAATTTTAATACAAACACGTTGAAAGCCTATGTAAAGGAACAACGAAATAACGGGTTTGAGTTACCGCAAGAGTTGGAGGACGCAATGAAGATCACGGAGACATTCGAATTACGCATTCGAAAAGCCTAAAGGAGGTATCTTTTTATGAAAACGATTATTGAACCAACTGCCGAGGAATTGGATTTTTCTTTTAGCAAGTACGCTATCGCAAATATGGACGATTCCGATATTCGTTCAATCCTTACCGAAAACTTAGGGGGTGAGTCCATCTCTCAATTTGACCTCCGACAAGTTCAAATCGAGGGAAAAACTTGGACCATCCCCGGCGTTGATAAGAACACAGAAACTAAAGAACTCAAAGGTATTATAGCATTCAAGAAAATAACGCGTTCCTATTGGTCTAAGGGGCTCGAAGAATCAAGCGAGTCAACGCGACCGAATTGTTATTCTGACGACGGCGAATTTGGTATCGGGAACCCCGGCGGCGAGTGTTATAAATGCCCGCTTGCACAATGGGGCAGTGACAAGAATGGCGGCAAAGGCCAAGAGTGCTCGAAGAAAATGGTCCTGTTCGTTTTCCAGGAAGAGGATATCCTTCCGATCGTCGTGTCGGTTCCGCCGTCCAGCTTAAAGAACTTCAAGGCTTACTTCATGGGACTTACCAGCAAAAATCTTCCGTACTTCGGCGTAAAAACGAAACTGACTCTCGCAGAAGCCAAAAACGGAAACGGAATTAAATATTCTGTCATCGTGCCTGCCCTTGATGAGATTCTGTCAAAGGAGTTAACTCACAAAGTCAAACGGTACGCGGATTCCTTCAAAAACGCGTTAAAACGGTCTACGGCGTTCCCGGAATCAGCTCAGGAGTAAATGTGCCTCATACCCTGTCGCGCCCTCTCAGGAGGGCGCCATATACGCGAGGAGGTGCGAGATGTTTTTAGATGTTTTGTACCCTGACCTTGATTCAACGGGATTGTTTTTGCTGATCTGGTCGAAAGGAGATTCGAAGGAATCGCGTTGGTTCCAGAGCGCCAAAGAGGCCGAAGACTACGCAAGGGGCCTTTCGAATGCGGATGTGTATTTCGGTCTCGGGTTATCCGGTAAAGACTGTGGACGGTTCAACCGGTGCGAAGCGAACGAGGTCAAAGCGATCCCCGGGTTTTGGGCCGATATTGATTTTATTCAAGGCGACGGTCACGAAAAGAAGAATCTGCCGGGTTCTTTCGATGATGCGTTGAAGATTATTCCAGAATCTCACAAACCGTCGATCATTGTTCACTCTGGCGGTGGGCTTCATTGTTATTGGCTTTTTAACGAATTGCTTGTTTTCGATAAGTCTGAAGAACGTGATAACGCAGCCCGGCTGCTGAGAGATTTTCAAAATCACCTAAGAGATAAAGCCCGATCGTTTGGCTGGGATATGGACAAAACGCACGACCTTTCGAGGGTACTTCGGATGCCGGGCACGAAAAACCTCAAATATAATTCCGAGGTCTGGATATACCGAACCGCTGATCAGCGGTATAACCCATCCGATTTTGAGATGTTTTTATCCGAGGACGAAGCGGAACCGCTTTCTGGGAAGTCGATCGTTGATAAAGGCTCTATTGATATGGGTACTCCGTTTCCTTATGAAAAATTCTACGTTTTGCAATCTAATATCGACAAATTCAAAACATCTTGGGAACATAAACGACGCGCACAGGACCAGTCCCAAAGCGCCTACGATATGTCACTTGCAACATTCGCATCCGATGCGGGCTGGACACCAAGCGAGATCGCGGTGATGCTCTACGAAAACCGAAAAAAGTATTCTCCGATGACGCTTGACAAACATTCCTGGCCGGATTATTACGCGAGAACAATTTCAAATGCCATGAAACCCGCCTCGGTGGAAGAACCACCCGTAAATATAGACATCGAAAATACTTCGAAAGAAGCTATCCTGAAAGACGTATCCGAAGCGCTGAAATTGAGTGTGTCGGATTTTGTAAAGATAACAACAACACCGCCAACGTATCAGATAACTGTCGGAGGGAACGCAATCGACATCGGAAGAATCGACAATCTGTTGAATCAAAGAAAATTCCAGGCGCAAATAATTGACGCGATCGGTTTATATCCGGCCACTATCAAAAAGACGAAAAGCACACCCGGATGGGACGGAATAGTACAAAGTTTAATAACTGCAAGAAGAGAAGCTGATCCGGGGAGAGAAAACACAAGAATCGGAGAAACAATGAGCTGGATTTCTACTTATTTATCGAACGTTTCCGTCGCTTCCGACGAACAGTTTGTTGACCCTGAAACGCCTCTATCATCCCACGAAGAGATATGGATACCCAGCGCAAGTTTTAGAAAATGGGTAAGAGCCCAGAAATTTTCTTCTCTTGAAAAGGACGATTATGGCAAGCGAATGCTCGAAATAGGGTGCACAACAAAAAGGATCACACGGGGGGGGCAAACATTTCAGATTTGGATTTTGGGTCAAAATGCCTATCGGGAATTTTTCAACCAATGACAATAATTGACAAAGTGTATATAGGAGAAAAAAATATTGATGTTTACGTGCACGAGACTTTTTTAAATTTTATAGTTATTCAGTTATTTACACTCTCGTACTCCTTACGAATAAAGAGTTATACACAATTATTAAACAATAATTGTGTACGACTACTCAATTATTCAATGTTCTCGTTTTTACACACGAACATCCACGTGTCCCATGACACCCTACAATTTGAAAAGTGCTCGTGCACGTTTACATCATATTTTTTTTCTTCTTATATACACTTTTTTGGAGGCCACAATGAAAAAAGAATTTCAAGTGATTGGCCCTCCGGGGACAGGCAAAACCACTTTTTTGACAAAGCAGGTCGCACGGTCCTGTGAAGAGTACGGAAGTGAGGCGGTTCTGATTACCTCTCTTACACGGGCAGCAGCGGCAGAGATTGCCGGGCGAGACCTGCCGATCCCAAAAGAGAATGTGGGAACGCTTCACTCGTTTTGCTTTCGAGCTCTCGGGAGCCCTAAAATAGCGGAGTTGAATATAAAAAAATGGAACGAAGACAACCCGGACAAGTCATTGTCTATGCCGGAAGGTAAGGATGTTTCGGACGGGTTGCTCGATGAAGCCTCACATAATACTGTCGCAGATGCCCTTTTGCAGGAAGTGAATCTTCTTCGAGCATATATGGTCGATCAATCCGCTTGGCCGGATAAATGTCAGCAATTCAGCAAGCGGTGGGAAGCCTGGAAACAAGAAAACGAGTTCATGGATTTTACGGATTTGATTGCGAACGGGATAAAAGCGCTCAGTGTGCCGGACAAGAAGGTCATCATCGCCGATGAGGTACAGGACTACTCGAAACTTGAGATGACGTTGATCAGGAAGATCGGCGAACGAGATACGGTTGAAAAATTTATCCTCGCCGGAGATTCTGATCAATTATTGTATGAATGGCGAGGAGCGGATCCTGAGTTGTTCAAGCAAGAATGGGTTACACCCGAGAATCGGCGTGTTCTGAAAAAATCTTGGCGTGTACCCAAAGCGATCCATCGTGTAGCAAAACGATGGATTGAGAAGATAAAAGACCGGGAACCGATCGAGTATGAACCAAAAGATGCACAGGGCGAAGTAGAGCGTGCGTCCGGGATAAATTGCATGAACAAATATCAATATCGATTACTTGAACAGATCCGAGAGAACGAGAAGCAGGGAAAACGATCGATGATCCTCACCTCTTGTGGATATATGCTTCAGCCGATCATCTCAGCTCTGAGAAAAGAAGGGATTCTATACCATAATCCATACAGAAAAAATCGCGGAGATTGGAATCCATTAACTCGCAAGGGTATCTCGGCAGTTGATCGAATACTTGCTTGGACTCTTGCTGACTGGAATATTTGGGGTAAAGAAGCGCGGAGGTGGACGGTCAAAGATTTACAAATTGCGTTTGAGCACATGGAATCGAAAAAATTGTTTTTGGACGGAAGAAAAAAAGAATTTTTAAGCCTGAGGGACTCTGACGCAGAAGCAACTATTTCGCAGTATCACTTTTGCAAATTCTTCAACATGGATAAACTAAATAAATTATTCGACATGAATGATACTGATGAGTTTTTGGATACGTTGATGGCTTCAAAACGCAAAAGCTACGAATATCCGATGTCCATCGTGAGGAAGCACGGATTCAAAAAGCTAAAAGAAACCCCGAAGGTTATCGTCGGAACGATTCACAGTGTAAAAGGCGGTGAGGCGGATATTGTGTACCTATTTCCTGACCTTTCCCAAAAAGCCGCAGAAAGTTTTCTTAGCGCAAAGGGCAAGAACGCGATTTACCGGACTTTTTATGTGGGGATGACACGAGCAAAAGAAAAACTTGTTCTGTGCAACAGCAGTGGGCCGAACGCGGTGGAGTGGAGTGGTATTTGGTGAAGGAGTCTGCGCTACAAAAACAAATCATGCAATATCTTAACGCGCTCCCCGGCTGTAAAGCGGTGAAATATCCGGCGGGTTATTACTCAAGGAGCGGTACGCCGGATATTCTTTGCTGTGTTGAGGGGCAGTTCATCGCGATTGAAGTTAAGACAAACACCGGGTTGACCTTAATACAAGAAAAAGAACTTTGCTCTTGGGAAGCATCAGGGGCGAAGGTGTTGGTTGCACGCTCTATTGAAGATGTAAAGGATTTGTTAGGAGGTAAAAAATGCGCAATAGATTGACAGAAGATGGTACTTGTATTAAGTTAGCGGATTTTAAAAAAGCAATCGATTCATGTCCATATAAGCTTTTTGGAATAGGTGATCTTGTATGTGATATTCGAGATTTGGGAGGAGAAAAAGAGCCGGAATCGTATTGTGTTATTGCTTTGCGAATCGACTTTCGACCGGATCAAATGTTCAATGAAGTTGAATTTGAAGCCGTAGAATATCCTAAGATAAGGTATAGTGTAGCCTTTGCGGGAACTTTTCAAGGTGATTGGTATATTGATGTCAATTTTAGCCGTGAGTTTCATGCGAATACGCTTATTAGTTATGAGGAAGCTCAAATTACTTGGCTTAAGAATAGGTTGTTCGGATGTTCTTCGGAATCATAATCGGAATATTTATCGGAACAGCTGTTGGGATGTTTATATCTTCATTATTTAAAAATTCTGGAGGGTGTGATGAATGAAAAAGTTCTTTGTATTCCTGCTCATATGTCTTATGAAGATATTGAAAGGTTTGTCGATGTTGAAAGTTTATATATTTCCAGGGAAGAAGCAGAAACAGATGACAATTATCGACAAATAATTCCGTACTGTATTTTTTTCAATAATGATTCTCAGCGTTTTTTAATTTACAAACGAACAAAGATCGGCAAAGAAACGCGACTTCGGGATAAATATTCTATAGGTGTCGGTGGTCATGTTAACCCTTCAGATGGGTTTGGATGGGAAGCTATCAATAATGCGATGAGAAGAGAGGCACAAGAAGAACTTGGCGTTATTCCGCGGAAGACGCTTGGAGATATTTATATTGAGTTAAACGAATCGGATGTTGATCGTGTTCATTTAGGTATTGCGCGATTGGTCTACGGATATGAAGGAATTCTCAAACCCTCGAATGAAATCGTGTCATGGGATTATGTCAGCATACAAGATTTGTTGAAATATCCTCTTGAGTCATGGTCGAAGTTTTGCGTTGAACGTATTGTGGAAGACTGGGGCGAATGGTTGGGGCTGCTTACGAGAGGATGCTAAACTTCAATCGAGATTTTCATGGGAAACGTTATGGCGCGAGTCCTGTAATGGTCTACGGTGGAGATGAACGAATAGCCCTTGCAGCAAAGATCAGTTACGGAAAAACTATAATCAAAAATTTCGAAGAGGTTGAACGAATTATCCGAAGACTGATTGTTGGCAACGAACAAACGCCCTTCGAATACGCTTCGATTTGGTTTTATGTATGGTGTTCCCGATCCTGTCACTCGCAATTCCTGCAATATCGAATGGCAAGCCGTTTGACGCGATCGACGCGAAGAGTCGCTCCGATGGATGTGGAGTTTCCGGAGTTACAAGAGATGATGCCGGAAGGGTACGCGAAAACATATCTGAAACAAGCGGTCAGTGAATACGAATTTCAGGTTAAGTGTAACAGAGAAAAGCGAGAAGATGCGCGAGACTTGTTCCCGTTTTGTTCTGTTACCGAGTTTTATTGGTTAGTCAATATTCGAGAATTACAACACTTTTTGAGCCAAAGACTTCATCCTAAAGCTGAGGATGAAATCAAGGGTATTGCAAAAGAGATGGAAGGAATTTTTAAAAAGCATTTTCCGATAACTCACAAAATGTGGAGGGCACATAATGACAATGTATGAAAGTTTGGATGAACACCAGTTTCGCGAAGTTTCGACGATATTCAGAAGCCTTGATAACCACCTATGGAACCTTAAAGGGGCAACAGAAAGCGTTCGTTTGTTATTGCAGCGAGTTAAACATTACCCGGCGGGGGTATCCAAAGAGATCGATTTGATCGAATCAAATCTGCCGCTCGAATCAAGTATAAAAACAATCGAAGAATTGGTATCGAAAGTTATCGAGGGTTTGCAGCATGAATCGAACGAACGGTACTCAAAAAGAGAGTGACAGCGGCAGGAGGGGTTTGATTGCGCTCAAAAGAAGACATATCTGGATTTACAGAATATGATGTTATTCGTTGGTTGCAGTCATACAAAGGTTATCTCCAGCGCTTGCTTGGATACTCTGTACATCTTTATATCTCTCAGCAAGGCGATATATCATGGGAGAAAAAAGAGGCGTCCCCTAAGTTTGATGATATTCTTGTCAGCAAATCGGTACAAGGTTTACCGTTGTTTGATGTACAATATCGCGCCGGGTTGGTAGTAGATACAGTGGATGGCTGGCTGCAAATTCTTAACAATAACGAATTAAAGGCCGTTTTTATGCGATACATTAACCACGATTTTGAGAAACCGAAATCGTTTTATGAAGAAACGGTGTTTTGTGAAAGAGGATTCATGAAGTACAAGACCGTTTCCTTTAGGAGAATTGCGGTGTTTTGCGGGGTAGACAAAAAAACGATTTATAAAAGTATTAGGCATTCACTTGAAAAAATACTTTTGCATATTGACAATTCCCCAGCTTTATGATAAAATTGATACAGTGAGAGAATTATAAGAATTCGAATATTTCATAGAAAAAGGGCCTACGGGCCCTTTTTTGTTGCGAATTTTTCGGGAAGGAACAATGCAAATTAAAGAGATAAAAGTCAACCCAAAGAACCCAAGAATAATCAAAGACGCGCGGTTCCAGAAGCTCGTTAAAAGCATTGAAGAGTTCCCGGAGATGATGAAGCTGCGCCCGATAGTCGTCGATGCCGATGGGATGATATTGGGCGGCAATATGCGGTATAAAGCGCTTCAACATCTCGGATTCAAAGAAATCCCGGACGAGTGGGTGAAAAGAGCCGATGAGTTGACCGAAGAGCAGAAACGGCGGTTCATCATTTCTGATAACGTTCCTTACGGCGACTGGGACTGGGATATTTTAGCCAACGAATGGGACGCTCCAAAACTTCCAGATTGGGGCATCGACTTCCCGGAAGATTGGATGCCGAAGCAAGAAGCGCAAGAAGATGACTACGAAGTGCCAGACGAAATCGAAACCGACATTGCGCTCGGCGATTTGTTCGAGATAGGCCCGCATCGCTTGTTATGTGGGGATAGCACGGATAGTGAGCAGATGGCAAAGCTGATGAACGGGGAGAAGGCGGACATGGTGTTTACTGACCCGCCGTATGGGGTAGAGATTGGCGCAAAAAAACCGATTCTTAAATTCCTTCCAGAAGGCTGGAGGGAATTTAAAGGATATTAAAGACGATAACATTTCTCGTGACGAACTTTATAATAAACTCGTATCCGCGTTCACAAACCTAAAGAACTATTCAAATGACTGTTGTACATATTTTGTTACTGCTCCGCAAGGCGGAGAATTGGGAATGATGATGATGATGATGATGAGGGATGCCGGACTGCCTGTGCGGCACGTTTTAATGTGGTATAAAAACGCTCCTACGTTTTCGATGGGGAGACTTGATTATGAATATCAGCACGAACCAATATTGTTGACGTGGAACAAAACGCACAAGTTTTATGGGTTAGGCGAACACAAGACAAGCGTATGGAAGGTTGACAAGCCGAGATCGAACAAGGAACATCCAACCATGAAGCCGGTTAAATTGGTTGAAAACGCGCTGTTGAATAATTCTAAAGAACAAGACAATGTGGCAGACATTTATCTCGGTTCCGGCACAACAATGGTCGCGGCGCATCAATTAAACCGCAAGTGCTACGGAATGGAGATAGATTCGAAATACTGCAGCGTCATCATCGACCGGATGCGGAAGCTCGACCCGAACATCACGATAAAGCGAAACGGGGAACTTTATGAAAAAAAGACACCATGACGTTTTGCGGTGCATATAAAAGCAGGTGATTAGAATGGCAAGGCCAAGAAAAGAAATAGACTTCGAGCTTGCGGAAAAGCTCGCCCAAATACATTGCACGCAGGAAGAAATCGCGTCCGTGCTCGGAATGTCTGTTGACACACTCCAGCGAAGCAAAAGGTTTAACGAGCTATATAACAAAGCGCGACTTCTCGGCCGGGCAAGTCTTCGGAGGATGCAATGGAAACTTGCGGAATCCGGCGACAGAACGATTCTGATATGGCTCGGCAAGCAAATACTCGGGCAGCGCGATAATATGGACATCGAACACTCCGGATCGTTCCAAATTCGTATTGGATTTGAGGACGATGAAGAGTGACACTGTTATTGATATCCAATTCAAAAGCAAAGCGAAAGAATTCAATTCACCGTTCATCCCGTACTTAAACACACGCAACCGCTACGAGGTTTACTACGGTGGTGCAGGCTCTGGGAAGAGCCACTTCATCGCGCAGAAGATACTGTATCGGATGCTCCGGGAACGCGGGCATCGATATCTGGTAGTTCGGAAGGTTGCGCGAACCAACAGACATAGCACATACGACCTGTTCCGAAGCGTCATCTCCGCGTGGAAGCTCCAGCCGATATTCAAAATCGACAAAACAGAACTCGACATCACGTTGCAAATAAAAGGCATATCCGATAACCAGATACTCTTTACGGGACTCGACGATGTTGAGAAGCTCAAATCCATCGCTGGCATTACGGACATATGGATTGAAGAGGCGAGCGAGATAACGCTGGAAGACTTTATGCAGCTCGACCTTCGGCTCCGAACCCAATCAAACTATCCGAACCAAATCATCTTATCGTTTAACCCCGTGTCCGAGTATAGCTGGCTCAAGAAGCGGTTCTTCGATCAACACGTCGAGAACGCCTCGATCCTCAAGACAACGTACAAAGACAACCGATTCCTCGGAGACGACTACAAGCAAGTGATTGAAGGGCTCAAAGACCAAGACCCGACGTATTACCAAATCTACGCGCTGGGCGAATGGGGATCCCCAAAGGGTTTGATCTACACTAACTGGCGGCTCACAAACGAGATGCCGAAAGCCGGAACGGTTACATACGGGCTCGACTTTGGGTTCAACAACCCGACGGCGCTCGTGGAGATACGCGAGTACGACGGCGAGATATACCTCCGGGAACTAATCTATCAGACGCACCTCACGAACGCGGAACTGATCGACAAGATAAAGCGACTCAACGTATTGGGCCGCATCTATTGCGACAGCGCCGAACCAAACCGTATCCAAGAGCTGAGGGCGGCGGGCTTAACCGCGATGCCGGCAAAGAAAGACGTGCTCAAAGGGATCGACTTTGCGAAGAGCCGAAAGCTCCGCGTCTACTCGGAGAGTTCGAACCTGATCAAAGAATTGCAATCGTACAAATGGCGGGAAGACAAAGACGGGCGCGTGCTCGACGAACCGGTAAAATTCCAGGATCACTTGATGGACGCGATGCGTTATGGCCTCTACACAGGCACAAAATCCGAATACACGGCGTGGTGATGAAATGGCAGAACAGCAGAAAATAGACACAACGCAATATATCAGCCTCCTGGATCGCTTCTGGGAGATTCTCGGCGTGATACTGAACGAAGATGACCTCGAGAACGAAGACAAAGAAAAGATGCTCACGCGTGACGAGACGATTAAAGCAGGGCTCATGTACACGACGAATATGATCTACTCATCGATCGGGAGATACACGCATCCGGATGAGCGGATAGACGAGACAATCAACCAAGCGATAGACTTCTCGAACACCTCTATCGGCAACGTGCTCCAGCGAATGATCTATGAGGCTCAAGGCTACGGTTATGCGGTCGGAGAGATCATCTACACGATCGATAACGGTATCGCAAAGGTGGCCGACATCACACGGCTCGCGCCGTATCAATGCGCGTTCAAGGTTCAAGATGACGAATCGCTCGCGATTGAATACACTACCATCAAATACGGGAAGATTATACTCCCTCCTGAAAAGTGTCTTATCCTGCGAAACGGAGGCGGCATCTACGGTGAGAGCGTCCTTCGCCCCGTATTCTCGAGCTGGCAGTTCAAAACCGCGCTCAAGAAGTGGTGGGCGGTGGCGATGGAGAAGTTCGCGATTCCAACAGTGGTGGCCGAGAGCGCGGATCCCAATGCGGCGAGAGCAATCTTCGCATCGTGGTTCTCGAAGGCCGGCGTATCGGTGCCGATCGGTGACAAGATATCCACGCTTCAACCAGGGAGCGATATGGCCCGGAGTTTTCAAGACTCGATCGAGTATCTGAACACGCTTATATTCCGAGGCTTGCAAGTGCCTCAACTGATATCATCGTCTTCGGATACCGGCGCGTACGCGATGAGCAAAACGCACATGCAGCTCTTTCAAGACACGATGCGTTCGCAGGCGACGAACTACGCGAACCAAATCCTTGACCAGCTGATAACACGGCTTGTTGAGTACAACTTCGGCGTGCAAGAGGATTATGGCGAGTTCGCGATCAACGTGCAACCGAGCGTTGATGACAAGACGGCGATGGCTGGATATATAACCGCGTTGATAAGCGGCGGCGTGGTGGATCCCACGGAACCGTGGATTCGCGACATGCTATCTATCCCGGAATACGAAGGGGCGGTGATACCGGATGCCGACGGCGATAATGACCAAGACGGCGCTCAGTTACGCGGAGAACCGAATAACACACTACCTGATGAGCCCGTGGAAACGGCTTCGGCAGGCGGTAACTGATAATCGATCCATAACCTACGACATCATCCCGGAATTCCAAAACGCAATTATGAGCGGCGTGATGACGGCGTTCCTGTACGGGCGTATCAGCGGATTTGGCGATATTGTCAAGCAGGCGCGGGGCAAGTTCACGCGCGCGCCTAACCGGCGATTTGCGACACCTGATTGGAGCCAGACAGTGGCCGTGCTCAAGATCATTTTGCAGAACGACGCCAAACTCATTAAGGGATTGCTCGGAATCATCGGGACGAAACTCATTAAGAATGAAGCGGAAGCGTTCGACGAATACTTCCGGCCGAGCGAGAAGGCAATGGCCTTTATGAGCCAGTACACGGTGCAGCTCGCAGGGATTGAAGCGCAAGACACGCTGAAATACGTATCAGGGCTTATCAAAGATACGGTAGAGCAAGGAATGAGCGAGTCGCAGGCAACGGCCTACATCAGCAACAAGATTACGGATTTTGCGCGAGCACGGGCGAAGGCGATCGCAATCACAGAAGCAACGCGCGCCTACAACGTCGGGACGCTCGAAGAGTGTCAGGGCAGCACGATACTTGAGGGATATCGTTTCAACGCGGTATTGGATATGCTTACCACGGATATATGCAGGGAACGGAACGACATATTCATACCGGCGCACGATACGGGCGCAATCGCATCCAATACGCCGCCGTTGCACGTCAACTGCCGTTCGAATCTCGAGCCGGTCACGAAGTATTCCAAGCGTAAGGATCAGTACAAGAACATCAACGATACACGCCTCAAGACATCAAGCAAACAGCGGCCGGAGGATATTGCGACGATACTCTCGGTGCTGAATCAATACTAAACATTCACCAAGTGAATAATAAACACAAAGAAGAGCCGGAAGGCTCTTTTTTGTTTGGGAGAGTGAAGAGAATGCACATCATACTATTCATCATCGGCGTGGGTCTTGGCCTCGGCCTTGGATTCTACGCGGGGATCACCGCAAAAGAAACGGCAAAAGAAGAGAAGGCGAGAAAATGGAAACGGCGCCGTTAGTTACGGTCGGGATCAATAACTACAACTACGGGCGGTATCTCGCGCAGTGCATCGATTCGATGCTTGACCAGACACACCGCAATCTCGAGATCATTGTGTACGACGACTGCTCGACCGACGAATCCGGCGATGTGCTGAACCGTTATACCGATCGCATTAAGATCATTCGATCGGATATGAACTCGGGCCGCGTGTTGGAAGGCACAAATCGAATGATAGAAGAGGCGAAAGGCAAGTACATTTACTTCTACGACGCGGACGACTGGCTCGAACCGGACACGATAGCGGAATCGGTAAAGCTAATCGAATCGGATCCACGGATCGATTACGTGTACTCGGGTTGCTGCGTGCATTACGAAGACGGGCGGCCGACGGAGATGTGGCCGGTTGAGGATTATGAAGCGAAAGACGCGGTACGGCGAACCTTCGAACGGCACGGGTCAAGCGTGCTCTCTTCGAAAGGATTGATGAGAGCGTCCTTCTTAAAACGCCGCGGTTATATCAAGTATCTCGGATGCGACGTGGACACGATCAACACCATGCACTATCTTCGAATGGGCTTGCGTACCAAAGCGATCAACAAACCATTCCGCCACTATCGCATACACAAATCAAGCCATACGCACGGGATTGAACGGCGCATTCGAGCGATCAACGCGATCCTTCGATATATCGTCGATCATTTTGAGGACAGCGTGTATATGCCGCGAAATGCA